GTGGCGCTCACTGACACCGCGGCCAGGCAGGCCAAGCCCCGGGAAAAGGGCTACACCCTTGCGGACTCGCTCGGGCTCACGCTGTACATCGCCGATACGGGTGTAAAGAGCTGGCATTTCAGGTTCACATGGCTTGGCAAGCAGGCCAGGATCTCGCTTGGGACTTACCCAGAGGTTGGCTTGAAGGAGGCGCGCGCGCGTCGGGATGAAGCGCGGGAGGATGTAGCGCAAGGAAAAGACCCACGCGAATCAAGGCGGGTGAAGAAGACGGAGCGCCTCGGCGCTCAGGAGAGGACATTCCGCCGAGTCTATGACGAGTGGCTGGAATTCAGGAAGGGAAGCCTGACAGAGTCGACGATCAAGATTATTTCGAATGCGATGGAGCTGGATGTACTGCCGGCCTTTGGTCTGCGACAGATTGATTCCATCAAGCGGTCAGACGTGATCACGCTGATTCGCAGGATTGAGCGCCGAGGATCGTTGACCACCTCAGTCAAGACCAGGCAATGGATGGGTCAGGTGTTCAGGTATGCAATTGCAACCGGCATGATCGAGAGCAACCCCACGGCGGAAATGCATACTGTCACTGAGAAGATGGCGCCGCACAAACACCGGCCGTTCTTGGCATTCGCTGAAATGCCGGCCATCATCAATGCCATTGAAGGAAGCCAGTCAGGCCTGCAGCTGCAGTGCGCAACAAAGCTGCTGATCCTAACAGTCTGCCGGCCAGCAGAAGTGCGCAAGGCCGAATGGGCGGAAATCGATCTGGATACGGCGACCTGGTCTATCCCTGCCAGCAAGATGAAGATGCGCCGCGACCACGTGGTACCGCTGTCGCGGCAGGCCGTGGAGATACTGCGCTCGATGCTGCCGATATCCGGCAGCATGAAGTACGTGTTCCCAAACAGGTCAGACGCCGTCCGACCAATCGGCATCAACTATGCCGTCAACCTGCTGGACCGCTGCGGCTATACCGGCCGACAGTCGCCGCACGGGTTCCGACACCTCTTCTCCACCGAGATGAACACCCGCGGCTACAACAAGGACTGGATCGAGCGGCAGCTGGCCCACGCTGACAGCAGCGCAATCCGCGACGTCTACAACCACGCCACATATATAGAGCAGCGCCGCGACATGATGCAGGCCTGGGCCGACATGGTTCTGCCGGTTAGGGCTGCTGGATTGGCTTAGCGCGCAGCCCATCGACCACTGCCTCACAGGCTAGACCAGCTATTCGGCTTCGCTCAAGCGCTGCTGCGCAGCTGCCCGCCATTCGGTCAGCGTCTTCAAGCAATCCCCCGAGCACCACGACGGCAGTGGCTCCTGCCTGGCGCTGCTGGGTAGCGATGGTATCGCAGGTGGCTGATCGGCCGGCGCGCAGTCGGGCGATTTCCCCGCGCAGGCCGCCAGCAGCAAGCTCAGCAGTAGCGGCGCGGCCAGTGACCAACTCCAATTTCTTGCGTGCATTCTCGCCCTCCTCGTCCGCCACCTTCTGGCGGCGCTGCTCCTCGGCGCGCGCTTGTGCTGCTGCTCGCCGGCTGTTCTCCGCGACCACCAGACGGTAGTCGGCCAGTTCGGCATGAGCCTCGGCTGTCTCGCCCTGGGCAACCACCACCCGGTACTGCTGGCCGCCGGCGACCAGCGCCAAGGCGATCAGCCACCAGCACCAGGCCGGTACTGCCCCCAGCCAGTTCATTTCAGTGCCCGCCGCACGCCTTCATCGATCACCGCTGCCGAGTATGGGTTGCTGCCGTTCTCGTGCACGATGATGCCCAGCACGGTTTCGCGCAGGGTCCTGGGGTCGGCCATGTTGATCGAGTCGCGCATGCCGACGCCCAGGCGCTTGGCGATCGCTGCAGCGTATGCCTGGGTGTTGTTCTCGTTGCTGGGCGCCCAGCGGTTGATGAACTCCAGTGGCGTATCGATGCCGGGCTTGCCGACGCCGGGGATGCCGTCCTTGCCTCGGTAGTTGAGCAGCAGCTTGCCCAATGCACGGATGCCGTTCTCTGCGGTGTCGAACCGGGCGAACCGTGGCTTTGGCACGCCAAGCTCCAGGCCGAGTTGGCCCTGCCATGCGTTTCGTGGGTTGTAGTCGATGTTTCCGGGGTTGTTGTTGCGCACGCCACGGGGGAGTGATTGGGTCATGGGTTTTCTCCAGGCGAAAAAAAGCCCGCGACTGGGCGGGCATTGGGGAGGATCTGCAGCAATTGCTGCTCGGTGATGAGCATGTTTGGTTTTCTCCAGACACAAAAAAGCCCGCACTAGGCGGGCATATGCTTTAGACGTTAACACCAAGGGCCATGAGAATTCACGTTGATCCTTCATCATTAGACACATCTAGGAGCGCCCATGGCCTTAGACCTTGCTTTTTCGCAGCCTTCTCTGCCTCTAGGATCGCAGCAGTCCTATGGCAGCTGCTTGCTTTGTGCTGGAACCTGAAAGGGGGACCTGTGTCTCGACGCACGCTAAGGGTTACAACCCTTCCTGGGGTTGGCTTTAGGCGGTCAGAGCTGCTTTCCCTTGCTGATCCTGCTTGGCCGAACAAGGCTTCAATCATCTGAGACTCAAGGTCTTCATCCTGCTTCAAGGCGCCCCCTGCTTAGATTTAAAAATACTATTTATTACGCTATGATCGTGGGTTTTCTGCCCCAGAACAGACAACGGAAAAGCCATGAAGTTTTTGAAGTATGCCAGCATAGGCGTATTGAACACGGGGATCCACTGGGGAATTTTCGGCGCTTTGGCCGCCTTGGGCTTGGGTCAGTCCAAATCAAATGTCATAGCATTTCTATGCGCGGTAACGTTCAGCTTCTTAGCAAATGCGAAGGTGACATTCCAGGCGCGGGCGTCTGCGATAAGGTACGGCCTTTACGTATCCTTCATGGGATTTATGGCGTTTGCCTTCGGGGGTGCGGCTGACCACATGAGTGTCAACCCCTTGATCACGCTGGTTGCTTTCTCTGGTTTTAGCTTAGTGGCCGGATACCTTTATTCCAATCTTATTTTTTCAAGGACCGAATAATGAAAATATCTCTTGTCGTCCCTGTATTTAACGAACAAGAAGCTGTGCCAATTTTTTACAAAGCAGTTAGAGGCAGTGAAGATCTTAGAGATCTCTCTGTAGAGATACTATTTGTAGACGATGGAAGCTCTGACAATACGTTATCCGAGGTAAAGGCTTTAGCGGAAGCCGACGAAAAAGTGAACTATATAAGCTTCACAAGAAACTTCGGCAAGGAGCCTGCACTATTCGCAGGAATCCACAAAGCCACCGGCGATGCTGTTATCCCGATCGACGTAGATCTACAAGACCCAATCGAAGTTATTCCAAAGCTTATCGCGAAATGGCAAGAAGGCTATGACGTCGTCTTGGCTAAGCGTGCCGATCGATCTTCTGATGGCTTCCTGAAAAGATTTTCTGCCGGCATGTTTTATAAGCTGCATAATAAGATCAGCCACCCGATAATAGAAGATAATGTCGGCGATTTCAGGCTGCTATCAAGGCGGACTGTTGATCGGATCAAGAAGCTTAAAGAGCGCAACTTATTCATGAAGGGCGTACTCAGCTGGCCAGGCGGGAAGACAGCTGTTGTGGAGTACGTCAGATCCGAACGATCTGCAGGTCACACAAAGTTCAATGGATGGAAGCTGTGGAACCTTGCAATTGAGGGCATCACCAGCTTCTCCACCGTTCCTCTTCGCGTCTGGTCTTATATAGGGTTCAGCGTTGCCAGCTTGGCTTTTGCGTATGGGACCTGGATGATCGCGGACAAGCTGATCTGGGGCAACCAGGTTCAGGGCTACCCATCGCTCATGGTTTCAATCCTATTCCTTGGGGGCATTCAGCTAATCGGAATTGGGGTGCTCGGTGAGTACATCGGGCGTATCTATACGGAAACAAAGGCTCGGCCGACCTATCTGATTGAGGAAGAAAGCGCTTCATGAGCACATCACAAGCAAGGATGGTGTGGCTGTCCATAGCCATCGCATTGTTCACGTTGCCGATAGTCCTCGCCAACACATTTTATGTGGATGACTGGCATCGATCAGTTCATGCCTACTCGGCCTGGACAATGAATGGAAGACCCGTAGCTGAAGCGATAATGAGGCTCTTGACGTTTACGGTTATGTCTCCATCTGGGGCGCCACAGGTGATAGACATTGCACCGCTCCCTCTGATTATTTCAATACCTATACTTGCAGCAACCTGTTTTATCGTGCACAAGGCTTCTGGCGAATCATCGGCCCTTAGCGTTGCTGCCTCATCCATGGTGGTGTGTCATCCATTTTTCATTCAGAACCTAAGCTATAACTTTGACGTCCTGACTATGTCAGTAGCAATGTTTCTTAGCGCCTACGCAGCCACTTTCAAGGCAAATTCAACTTACCTCACGCTCGCCGTAAAGGTCGTTCTACTAGCAATATCCTACAACACCTACCAGTCAACTATAAGCGTATTCATTGTGTTGTCTGTCTATCTATCCTGGCACCAAGGGATAAGCTTCAAGGAAACAGTCTCGAAAGTGCTGACTGACGCTGTATCACTGGCAATTGCTACGGTAATTTACAAGTTCACCGGAAATGCAATGGTGGCGGACAACTGGACCAAGGCACACATCGACACGGTGCCATTAGCATTCGAGTCCATCAAGGTGGTGGCCGAAAATTACTCAAACGTGTTTTCGATGTACAAAAAGGCCAGCTCGCCACTGCTTAACATTTTCTATATCGCCATATTTATCTTCGCAATGATTGGTGGGCTTCTCTCATCAGCCGCGATCTGGAGAAAGGTTTTCGCCCTTTCTATTCCCTTTTTAATCTTGATTGTATCCGCTATACCGCTCGTACTTCTGAATGATCCTGTGATAGCCGCCCGATCACTCCCGGCCTTTGGCACCATAGTGTTCATTCTATTTGTAATGGCTTCAAAGATAAGATACCTAGGGCTTTCCGCAATTCCAATCGGTGCTTTTTTCTTCGTTGTATCTTACGCAAATGGTTCGGCTCTAGCTGATCAATCAAGGTTCGATCGAATGATCGCGGAAGATATGGTCAGGGATGTTAGTTCAACTGGACGATATCCAGAAATTCAGTACGGTTTTTATGGGAAAATCCCGTGGAGCCCGGTATCAAACCCGATTGTGCGGAGCATGCCGGTAGTACGCGAGCTGACCATGCGAAATGTTGGAGGACTAAAGTGGATGTCGTTTGGAGTTCTTTCTCACTACTCCATGTACAAGGGCCTGCTCAGCGAAAGCGAAATCAGGTCTCGGAAAGATGAGGTCTGCGGGAATCGCGTGAATGGGATCACCTACAACAAGCACGCTTCACAAAGTCTCATCGTGTACGACTTCACGAAGTCACTGTGCAATTGATCTGAAGAACTAGTGTCAAGCCCCCTGCCTTCGCTGCAAGACAGGGGGCGTAGCTTACATTGTCGTCGGCTGATACAGAGGCATGTAGTAGGTGTTCACTCCTCTGCGGTATGGCACCCAAGCCTTGATCGTCCCTGGTACTGGCGAGGCGCTGGCGGTGACGAAGTCAAGCCAACCAGGGTTATTCCAAGCATGCGTGGTAGTTCCGAGAACGATGTTGCCGGAGAAGTTCCGGAACTCGTTGTCACTCACCATCCCATCGTTTATCCCAACAGCTATGTCCATTGGTCCGTTGAAATAGTTGCCCTGGATGGTAAAGATTGTGAGCGCAACACCAACTTGACGCACCACTTTAGCGCCCGCCGTTATGCCTATCAAGCGCACGTCCCGCATCTGCCCTGCAGCAGAGGCCCGTGTTTGCGTAAGTCGGATACCCTCCGATCCGGCAGGAAGCGGCTCTCCGTGCGTACCAGATACACGGATAACGGCCCAGTCCGCATATGCCTCGTAGATCCCCCAGCCGCCTCGATAATAGTTGTCGCTGGCTACGACGTTCTCACACGTAGTAACCTGCAAGCCGAAGGACGAAAGTGGTGTTGTCGGAGTCCCAGCCATGTAGCAGCGGTTCCTTGCGAGCATCAGCGTTGTAACGCGCTCGCAAGCGATCCCTCCGCCGTATCCGAGTGGCAAAGCGGTAGAGTCGGACTCGGTCACGTTGTCGTGAATGTTCGCATCGCGGATGTTGAAGGCCGTTCCGCTGATTACAGAGATACCAAGGTATCCAGCTCCGCGCACATGGTTGTGATGAATCCAGATTGCGGTGATGCCATCGACTGCCGAGCCGCCGGTGTTGTGGACGTCGATGCCTTCAAGCGGATAGTTGGTGATCCTGTTATGAGCGATCTCCAGGTTCGTGACCAAACCGCCGCAATAGACCCCCATAGAGATTAAGGGGCTCGCATTCTTGTTGGTGCACTCCAGTTCGTTATCCCGCACAGCGTGGCCATAGCCGTACATGATCGAGATGCCGGTCGACGATCCCTTCACGTTGCAGTTTCGGATATCGGCCTTGTTGCATACTGATGTGCCACCGAAGATTGCGATTGCGCCGTATGCGAGATTGAAATCGCTGGACCCTACAGAGTCCTTCATGCAGTTCAGGGTCTCGCACCCAACCAGGGAAGGCGAGTTGCAACCCTGAACACGGATACCCTGCCCCGTGGTTTCTTCAGCGAAGGCGCCGCGCAGGTTGATTTTGTGGGTCCCGCCGTATGCGCAGATGCCGATTACGCTGGAGGCAGATCCGGTGTATTTGACATGCAGTCGGCTCGCGTCGAGGTCTTCCGTTGTCGTGAAGGCCACAATCGCGTTGGCGAATGCGCCTGTCGTAGTCCCGCCGCCATAGCTGATCGTGCCGTTGCGCAGGCTGGCGGTACGAGTGACGCCAGCCGTCACGATGTAGCTGTCTGCTTGCAGGTCGAAGGGGAACTGCAGGCTGTTTAGCAGCGTTGTGATGTCATCACCAGGGGAAAATCCGAACATCGACGGATGCAGACCATCGCCCTTGAAAATCGCATCAAGCGCGACTTTCAGCGATCCAGTACTTCCGTTGTTGGAATAGGAAACGGATTCCGGCGAAACGATCTGGCTCGTTCCCAGCATCAAATCCTGACGAAGTGAACTGTCGCCGACCACGACGAATTTGTCCTCCTCCGTCGCCCAGTTCCCTGTAATGGTGTAGGGAAGCAAGGCCGGGTCTTTCAGTCGGTACTGAATATCGTCGCGGACAACAGTCTGAGTGATACGCTCAAGAGTCACTCCGGCTGCATAGCTCACCGGAGGCTCATAGGAGCTGGCCTGCAGGAATGCTTGGAATTGTGCTTCCCAGCCATCAAACGCGCTTTCGACATCTGCCTCGATGCCGCTCCAGCTGATTCGCTGCTTACCAAGACGATCTGGGTAGAACGGCTGCTCACCATTCACAAACTTGTCCAGATTCCCGGCGTTGTCATACAGATCGCGAGGGTCGGTAGAGCCAACCGGGTTATTGGTGTCGTAGGCCATGCATTTCTCCAGGGCATAAAAAAGCCCGCTCAGTGGCGGGCATGCTCATTCAGGGTCCGGTCAGGCCGGTGGGAAGTTGTCGTCGTCCAGATAGACGCGCTCGTCGTAGTTCACAGCGTTCACGTTGCAGCTGACCGTCCCGCTTGGGTTGACCTCTTTGATCAGCGCGGGGTAGCAGAACTTGGCCTTTGGGCCGAACTGCAGCACAGGCGCGTCCATAGCGGTGTCCAGAACTGGAACGAAGTCCAGTGCAGGGATGGTCAGGCGGTAGTCGTCGATTCGCGTGGCCACATACGGCCCTGACGCGCTACCGTCGAGCCGGCGCAGAGCAACCCAGTGCTCGCCGCCGGCAGACCAATCAAGGCGCTCCGACGAGACCAGCATGTGCAGGCTGCCCAGCTTCGCGTACCCCTTGAGCATCGCGCTTTGGCCGTACCCGGGCGTGGTGTCGCCAAGCAGCGCGTAATCCAGGTAGCCGCTATTCAGCGCGTCCAGCTCCGTCGAGAAGCTGTAGCGCTTGCGCTGGTAGACCTGCTGTCGGCGGCGGCGCATGCCGATACGCCAGGCGCGGTGCTCGTCGCATACGCCTTCGATTCTCACCTTCTCGGTGCGCCGACCAAGATCCCCGGGCAACCGGCACGGAACGGTCTCAACCTGCCAGGTGGCTGAGCTGAGGTATTCAACATCCACCCCGTCGAAGTCATCTGCTGTGGAGTGCTCGGCCTCACGCTTCAGCGGCTTGGTCATCACCTGCGGGTTGTAGATGTGATCGAAGTCTGGGCCGCGAGGCTCATCACGAACAGGGCGAATCAACCCACGATCAATGGTCAGCTCGGCAAAGCCAGCCTGAAGGGCCTCAATCATGCAGGCCTTCACTGTGCTGGCCGAGTCAATGGTTCGGTCGTAGTGGTCACCCCTGGCACTCCAGATGGCCTGGAGTCGATCCAGCTCTGCCAGGTCGATGTCAGAATTACCATCCTCGACCGAGTACCCTACGCTCTGGGCGATGTAGCCAATCCATGCCGCGATGTCGCGAGTCGGCTCTTCCGTGGTCCAGGCGCCGTTCCTCCGCGTGCGCAGAATCCTGGTAGCAATGCATGAGACCTGGCTTTCAGACTGCGAGGCGATCCGGTTACCGCCCTTCACCCGAAGCGCCAGCATGGTCACCCCTTCGTAGCGAGTCGGGGCTACCAGGTTGGCGCGTAGCCCATACCACTGAACATTATCAGCAGTACTTGCATCTCCGGTCTTGGCGCCAATTCTGCGCATGCGCACTTCTGGCCTAATTCCCGCCGGAAGGTTTAGGTATTCGGTAAACCCCAACTGATCCAGTGTCCGTGCTGAGTAGGTCTTCTTGAATGACGTCCATGCACCTGCCCCAGCAATATTTCGATACTGAAGCTCGACGGTTACTGACTTGTCGAACCAATTCCCCTTCCCCCCGATTTCAATGAGCCCTTGAGGGAAAAAAACATCCCACGCGATGCGCCGAGTTGTCGTTCCGCTTGGACATGCCGGGAATGGCCCAGACCAATCGCCCTCTTGCGTAGAACCATCGAGCCGCAGGACGGCAGTAGATGTCGTGAGTACGTCGTAGCCCGGCCACGTAGCGTCATTGTCACCATCGGCATTTATCCGCTCAACGCTGATTGCCGCAGTACTGGCTGCCGTGATTCGATAGCGCAGGCCGCGAAAGCCAATGCCCATTATCAGGTTTGAACCCACGTCCAGGCTGGTAGCGGGTCCGCCTGCCGCCCAGTCCAGGGTCATTTCGTCCGAGGCCCCGCCAACTCCAGGCGTGTAGCTTGCGACGACGTAGTCACCAGCGTTTGCACCAACAATCTCGATGGGCATGCCGACATAGGGCGCTACTTGCCCAAGCTTGCCGCGAATGATGTCCCGACCTGCGCCACCATCGACAACGGTGTACGGGTAGCCGACTTCAATGCGCACGATCATGCCGGCGGCCCAGCCGGCGGGAAACTGGCCGGCGCCGGTTGGCACTGTGACTGTAAATCCCGCGAACTGGTAAGACTGCGCAGTCGGCACCGGGCTGACCGCATAAGTCGCCTTCAGCTCGATGCCCGCAGTGCCGGTGGACGTCGCCCCGACCTCGGGCGCCGAATGCCACCACTTCGCCGCGCTTTCACCAGAAAGGTCTGCGCCAGGCCCATAGATTTGAAGCTCAGCATCAGCGCCAAGCGAGATAACCGGGGTCTCCCCGATCGTGATGCTGCTGAGCGGGATGTCGAACTTTCCGCGCCCTACACACAGGAGCATCTCAATCCACTGAGAGCGCGGATCGAGGAAGTAGCGGTTTGGTGGCAGCGCATAATCTGGATACGGGCGCTGACGGCCGGCGATCTCGCGGATGACCGCGTTCAGCTTTACCTGGTTTCCTTTCACGGTGGCCAGGCCGAGGTCGTTACCGCGCTTGGTGTTGCCTCCGCTGTTGAGCGACGGCATCTTTGGCATCAGCGCGCCAAGCACAGCCTTGGCGCCAAACACCAAGGCCAGGGTGATCGAGAATGGGTCGGTACCCTTGGGCTCCCGGTAAATCTGTACCTGGTCCTGCGGGCCGAACTCGATGGCCGCCCACTGGGTTGGCAGTGCGCGCTCGCCATTGACGAAAACGCTCACAGGAAGCGCTGCCGGCTCCACGTCTACAGGGAGGCCGTCTGCGTGAAACCATGCCAGCAGGCTTTGCCGCCCGGTAACCTGGCGAGTCTCGGCCGGGAACGGCACGATCTTGTTGGGGAAGACTGAGATCATTGGCGGTCCCGATAGTAGATGACGGCGTTGTGGTCCCGCTCCCACTGGGCCAGCGGGAGGCAGCGGGCGCCACGAGTGGGGTTTATCTCCAGCGCCTTGAGGCGTCCGCCGGCCTCCACCACCAGGGCGACGTGCACACAGAGATGCCCACGCATCACAGCCGCAATCGCCCCCGGCTCAGGCCGGCATACTTCCATGTGCTGTGCCTCGGCCCGGTATGCCCGGGTGAACTCCTTCGGCTCTGTGTTGCGTACATGCCCCCAGCTGGGTAGCAGGCGCTTTCCGAGATGCCTATGCCGCGCATCCCGCACCAGGCCCCAGCAATCAAACATTTCTGGACCGCGAGCGCCGTCCTCATACCTGCATGACAGGTATTCGTTGATCCATTCCATAGGGGAGTCCTTACAGGTACTTGAGGCCAGGCACGAAGTTGGTGTCGTACAGGGCGCGCGGCCAGGCCGTGCCGATCAAGTCGAAGAAGCCGCACTGCAGAGTCGCCTGGTTCTGCTCGAACGAATCGCTGTCGACAGACATTCGATATGGCTTCTCGCACGGCGCTGAGAGGTCGCTGGCGAGGTACACTCGGTATGTTGCGGTAACCCTTGCGTTTGCATCCAAAGCTTGGTCAGCGAGCGCTTGGACGCGCCCTGTGGTGTTGTCGACGCCGAATGCCAAGGCCTGGTTGCCCTTGTTGTTTTTGGCGGCCAACGCGATGCCAATGTTGGCCGCCTCGAATGTCACAAGTCGGCCGTCCTCGGTACCGCACACTCGATCCTTGAAGCCGTTACAGATGAGGACTGGCGCGCTCCAGGCTGGGCAGGTGATCTCCAGAGTGCGAACGAAAGCTTCCTTGCCACCAGACGCGACTGCCTCGCGGTAGATCTGCTCGAGAATAGTGGTATCAGTCATGGCTGAGGCCACTCCCTGTTCACTCCATAATCGAACGCGTCCATGTAGGTCTCATACCGACTTAGAGGCCACTGCTCGTTTACCGCGTAGTCGATAATGTCCATCATGAACCAGAACTGCGGGAAGTCCTCCCAGCCTGGCTGGATCAGCGGAGGCTCACGCAGCTCAAGAGTGGCTGAGAACTCCCAGCGGCTGACCTGAACGAGCGCCGGGCCGGTGTAGTGCCCCGTGAATCGGCATTCGTAGTCCTTGAAGCCGATCGGCGTCAGAAGCGTGGCCTTGAACCACTCCACGCCCTGCACCAGGGTCCTGGCGTACCAGCCCTGGAAGAACGCCATTTGGTTGCGGTCGCAGTTCCATCTGGCGTTGATCAGGTATGGCACCTCATCGAAGTTCAGGCGCTGCCTGGCCCTGCCCGACTCCATCGGCGTGCGGAGCATGGGATCAACGGGGGTTTCCAGCACATAGCCATCTTGGAGCGGCAGAGGGAGCTCTGCTGGATACTCAATCATGAACCTACCCCTGGGATTCCGAACTTACTGCTCACGGCCTGATACAGCTCGCCGTCACCCATGATGCTGGCCACGCAGATTTGCAGAACGCTCTGACCATCTTCTGACGTTGTCTTCGACACCTTCCCGGCGTTGGACTTGTCCTCGATCAGGTTGACGGTCAAGCTCATCTGCGCGCCCTGCTGGCCTGTACCTGGTGCACCCTTCACGCTGTTGACCGAGATGTTCTCGCCCGACATGGAGATGCGTTCGCCGGAGTTGATGGCCTCAAGCAGCTGACGGTTGCGCTTCGTAGCCTGGGCATTGATGACGAACTCACCGTTGCTCAGCCGCGCGGGGATGCTGTCCGAGGTTCCCGTGCCCGACCCAGAGACATAGCCACCAGTCGAGAAGCCTTTGATCAGCGCAAAGGCTGCAAGCAGAGCCGTGCCGCCTACCACTGCCGCTGCGCCGAATGAGCCGATAGAGGCCACTAGCGCTGCTGGCAGCCATGCACTGAGCGTGGTACCAGCTGCAGCGACCTGGGCGGTGGTTGTGGTAGCGGTAGATGCGAGGCTGGATGCAGTGGCGATCCCATCCGCCGTCACCTTCGCTGTTGCCACGGTCGCCGCACCTGCCGTCTCTGCAGCAGTGACCGCTCCAACCTGAGCGATTTGCTGAGCCGCAACCGCTGCTGACGTCTGCCCGAACAGCACTTGCATGGCCTGGTTCACAGCCCACTGTGCAGCCATTTGGCCCAGCGAGTTGATAACGCTGCCGAACAAGCTCCGCGTGATGTTGGCCACTGACTGCCCGAAGGTCTGGCCGTCGAGTGCCATGCTCTCGAAGGCGCTCCCCACGCTGGATTGGAGGCTGCCAAAGGCACTCGCAAACAGCGACTGGGTCTGCCCGGCTACGTTGGCCGCGCTTGCCTGGAAGTTCTGCAGCGCCGCTGTCCAGCCATTGATCGGGCTGAGCATCGCCTGATCCATCTGCGTCCATCCGGCCTGCATCGCTGCAAGCTGCTTGGGCAAGAACTCGTTGGTCAGATCGATCTGCGCCTGCAGGTCCTGGCGCTGCTTCTCCGTCGTGGCGTTGGCCAGTTCGGTGCGCAGCTGCAGGATGCGGTCGTTGGTCTGCTGTTCCAACTGGACACGCTGCTGCATGCGCTGGGTTTGTTGGTCTCCCATCCCAACGCCGGCAGCGGCAGCGCCGTACTCATTCCGCTGACCGGCCAGTTGGCGCTCAAGCTGCGCGCGGTACTGCTCGGCCTGGGTCAGGCCTTGTGCGCCTTTGATCGCGGCCGCGTAGTTGATCGAGGCCTGGGCCAGGGCCTTGCCGTACTCCTCCTGGCTGATCTTGCCCTTGCTCATCGCCAAATCGAGCTGGCCCTGCTCTTTTGTGAGTGCGCGGGCTGCCTGGGCGGCTGGGTCATACTGGTTGTACAGCCGGGCGAAAGTGTTCTCCGCCTCTGCAACACCTCGATTGGCGTTCTTTGGCGCGGCCTTCTTCGCCTCGCGGGTTTTGATGTCCGCGATTTCTTTCTCGATGTTCTTGCGAGATTGCGCGTACTTCGCCTCTTCGGCAGCAGTAAAGACGCCGGCAGCTACCGCCTTGGCCCGCGCCTTGTCGAGGTCAGTCAGCTCCTTGTTCAGGCGCTGTGTCTGGGTCAGCGCGCTCTTGTAGGAGGTCTCCAGGTCCTGCAGCCCTTTGCGACCCTCCTCCTGGATACGACGCCGCTTCTCTTCTTCCTCAAGCGTGGCGGAGTTGACCTGCTTGATATCCTGGCGCTTCTTCAGCTCTTCCTGAAGGCTCGAAATGCGCGATCGTGCATCGTTGTCCTCGTAAGCGGTGTCCAGAGTGCTCTGCAGATACGCAATCTTCTGCTGCAGCTGGGTGATGGCCTTGTCTTCGCTCTCCACACTCTTGCGGCCGATACTCGCGAAGGCATCGAGGACTTCGTTCGTTGCATCCTTGATGTTGAGCCAGCCACGCTCGATGAGACCCAGGTTCTCCCGGATCTTCGAGGTGCGCTGGCCCATGGCTTCGGCATAGGTGCGCTCTGCCAGGTCGGCGGCAGCCACCGCGTTGCCCTGGTCGGACAGGGCCTTGATCTGGGCATATACCGATGCAGTCAGGAACCGGTACTTCTCGTCCAGCTCTACGATGCCAGCAACTGGGTCCTTGCCCAGTTTGATGAACTCAGCGACGGTATCCTCAATCGCCTTTCCAGTGACGCGCTGCATTTCGACAGCGGTGGTGGTGATCAGCTTGAGGTTACCGCTTGTGTTCGCACCGGCGGATGTGAGCTGGGCCAGGGCGCCAGCTGCCTGGCCAAATGTCCCGGTAACCTTGTCGGCGGAATCAGCCAGAGCAATCAGCTGCGCCTCTGAGGCCTTGGAGAAATTCCCGGTGAGGATCAGGCTGTTGCGCAGCGCATCAGTCTGTTCTGAGCCCTTGTAGTAAGCCAGGGCCAGTGCGCCGGCGGCGGCCGCCGCGACAGTAAATGGATTGACAAGGCCGAGTATGTACCCACCCAGCGCCTTGGCCGCCGGCCCGATTCCGCCGAACATGTCTTTGAGCTGGCCGCCCTGCTGCAGAAAGACGGTTAGCGGTGCCTGGCCGCCCTGCAAGCTCACCGCGATATCCGTGAACTGTGCCGGCACGCCGCGGAGTGCTGCCTGATAGGCCTTGGCCGACATGCCCGCCTTGTTCATGCCCGTGGTGGTCTCGCCCAAAGCATCGCGCATGGTGTTGATGCGCTGGGTGTACTCCACGAAGGTGTCACTCTCGACAACCCCGTTCTTCCTGAACTTGGCCAGCTTCTCCTGCATCTCATCCAGGCGGCCGAGGGCAGCCACAGACGGGTTGATCTGCCCAAGGAGCTGGGCAAGCTCTTTGCGCTGATCGTCAAGGCTGCTGCTCACCTGGTCGGTCGACGCCGCGGCGGCCTCCCCTGCCTGCTGCATTCTGGTGAGGGTTCTTGCAAGGTCTTCCGCTTTACGCTGAGCGTCTCGCGAGTCGATCGTCACCGCAAGGCGGGATTCCTGCGCCATAGCATTCTCCAGGCGTAAAAAAACCCGCTGGGCGGGCTATCGTTTCTTCGTCGGCGATTTGGGCCTGTCTTTCTCCTGCTGCTCTTCCCAGTACCTGCGGAATTCGTCATCCAGGGCGAAGATGGCGGCGTCATACTCTTCGCGGCATATCGCAGTCGGGTAGCGCTCTAGGTACTCGGTGATGGCTGCTGGTGCGATTGGCGCCGGGGCGCCGACCATTCCGACGTACTGCCTGGATCGGCTGATGTAGCCATAGGCCTCAAGGACTTCGGCGGTTACCCCGTCGATCTCTGGCTGTGGCGGCACCGGCGCTACACCCTTCAACCGCTCTCGCTTCCAGCGGGCCTTTTCATTGGCCTCCCCTGCCCATTCGCGCCCCCACAGGTATGCCGCTACTGCTTTTCCGCAGTGGCCTTGGCCTTCTCCTCGACACGGCGCGCGATGTCGGTGGCGGTGCGCAGCGCCAGGAAGTACATGCTCGGCATCTGGTTGATCAGAGCCACACAGAGTTCAGGGCTGTAAGGCGCCGGCTCGCCCGGTTTCTCTTCGACGTCTACACCCTTCCAGTCCTTGATCAGGTGCTTGGCCGCCAGCTCGACGAACAGTTCGTCGTCGGTTTCCAGCTGCACGTCTGGGATTGCGCCGATACTGAAATCAGCGGTCCCGACGCCGGCCTGCTGGTTGATAGCGGCCAGGTGGCGGTTGACCAGTGCCTGGTGTGATCTGTAGATCGGGTTGGCGATGGAGCTGACCAGGATCTCGGCGCCAGGCGCGAACTCGACCCAGCGCTGGCCGTTGATGTCGAGCTCTGGCTTTTTAGCGATGGTGATACCCATGGATTTCCTCTGCGGTAAAAGGCCCGACGCGCACCGCAGGGCGCGCCGGGCAAAGGGTTAAACGGTGACGGTGATTTCAGCGGTGTCGGTCTTGGTGCCGTCTGCTGCGCTGGTTGCCGTGATGGTTGCCGTGCCGGCAGCAATGCCGGTGACCAGGCCGGTGGCGCTGACGCTGGCGATGGCCGGCGCCGAAGAAGTCCAGGTGACGAGCTGGCTGGCACCGATCGGCGTGACGACTGCCTCAAGGTCAACCGTCTCATCGACTTCGATGCTGGCGGTGGCCGGGGTCACGGTCACGGCAGCGATTGCCACAGGGCCAGGGATGCGGGTGATGGTCGGCGGCACACGCCGGCCGGTGTAGCTCAATTCAACCTGGATGATGTCGGTGGCACCGCCATCAGGCCAGTCGCCGCTCACTTCCATCTCGGGCAGGAAGAAGGTGTAGCCACCGTCTGCGTTGTTCAGCGTGAACTCGAAGCTCAGCGCATCGCCAGTCTGCTGCGCCTTCCAGTACTCGTATGCAGTCTTCGACCAGCTCATGGTGATCGAGCCAGACGGCGTGAAGGTGGTCGGGATGATGTTGCCCGGGAACGGATTGCCGTTGCCGATGCAGCGCTGGGTTTGTACGGCGTTGTCGAACTGCAGGTTGAAGCTGTCGACGCAGGCGTTGTCTTCACCAAGCTGCACACCGTTGATCTTCAGGCCGGTGACGTCCTTGAACCCGTAGCGGCGCTGGTGCGCCTCGGCAATCGGGTTCAGGATGAACGAGGTGTTGTCGGCCTTGTCGGACCAGTCGATGGCCGCGAAGGTGGTGGTTACCGTGATTTCGTTGTCGTTTGGGACTTCGAAGTTCATGGTCGCGACCTGGGCGCCGCGGGCAATGGCCGCGATACCGACGTCGCTTGCGTACGATCCGATGGAGAACGAAATTCGGTCGTTACCCATGGTCAGCACGTTGCCGGCCCAGTCCTTGCCGAAGCATGAGGCCATGAACTCGTCCAATGCCCCGTAGCGCAGCTTGGTTTCGATATCGCCGCCAACGTCCACAGTGGTCTGGGCGGTGCCCTGGGCCATGCGGTCGGCGCCGATCTCGTTGTTCTCTTCCGTGTTGTAGGTCGGCACAAGGCCGAAGCTGACGCGGGTCAGCACGTTCCAGTCGCCGGGCGGGGTGATGCCCGGCGTTACCTCGCGTTTCCAGGCGGTTGATACCTTGGCACCACTGGACATGGGGTGTTTCTCCTATCGATAGGCGTAAAAAAACCGCCATGTGGCGGTGCAGGTTTTAGTTTTGGTCAGGCGGGAATGGTGCGGACCACGATGATCGGCAGAGGGTCGTCGTCAGGCCTGAAGACAACTTCGTCGTGCTCAAGCAGCGGCTCGGTGTACTCGATGGTCGATCCATCTTCCTGGATGGCCAAGGTGGTATGCGCAACGGCGCGGTCTACCACTTCGCCATTGATTCGAACCTTCATGGTGTCGGTCATCAGTAGGCCCTGTAGGGGTAAAATTGAGGAATTGTCGAGGATGAGGGAAAGACCGTTGAAGACGTGTAAAACCTGCCTTCTGGAAAAGCCTTCTGAGCTATTCCACGCTACAAAAAACGCACGCGATGGCTTGGCCGCTTCTTGCAAATCCTGCGCTAACGAGCGCGCCAGGATATGGCGCGAGCAAAACAGGGAGCGTCACCGATCTTCATCCAAGGAGTATTTCTACAAGAACCAGGTCGCGTACAACGAGAAAAGCGCGACCTACTACCGCGAGAATCGAGAAACCCAAAAAGCCAAGCAACGGGTTCGCAACTCGAAAAACTCAGCGCAGCAGGCAATCACCCATCGGGCTTGGCTTGCGGCCAACCCACAATGGCGAAAGAACTACTACAGGCAGGTTCTGAGAAAACGCCCTGACTTCCGGGCGAATATGGCGCTTCGCCGGATACTCCACCGGCTGCTTCGCCTTACCGGAACAATCAAGAGTTCTCGCTCTTCCCAAATTCTTGGCTATAGCGCCGAGATGCTTAGGTGTCGCATTGAGTTTCAGTTCAGCCCTGGAATGTCATGGTCCAATCATGGCGAATGGCACATTGATCATCGGATACCAGTTTCAGTCTTTCTCGCTCGCGGAGAGACAAGGCCTCAAATCGTCAACGCACTTAGTAATCTCCGGCCACTATGGGCTGCGGATAACATGAGCAAGGGTGCGAGGTGGTCCGCTTAATAGGCACGGTACGGCACGCTGATATTTACCTGATACCAGCCGTGGCCGTCATCGCCCACAGTACTGGCCGAGGCCGCGTAGCAGTCGAATGGCCCGGTCGGGTCGCTGTAGAACTCAAAGTGCTGCACCAGCGTGTCGGCGGCCTTGGTGATGGCCAGGGTGCCCTTGTAGCTGGGTACGAACAGTTGAATGATGATGATGCCGGTGCGGCGTACGCAGGGGCCGATACCGACCTCTGGCGCGCTGCCAAGGCCGGGGATGTCCGCCAGGCGGGCCCAGATGGCCCTTCCGGCAGGATCGAAAGGCGCATCGCCATTTGGCTCAAGGTCAACATCCTCAGGCGGGATTCCAGCCCACTGCTGCATTCGCCCGATGACGATGGCGCGGATCTGTTCGAAGGTCATGAGTAAGCCTGCGAAACGCCGTGAAATGCCACTTCGTAGACGCCACCCGGCGCCTGGGTCGAGTGGCCTTCCTCTATTTTTTCGGCGTAGGGTAGGTTCGTTTGGATGTAAATTACGGTGAAAGGCTCGAGGCCTGATAGCTGGCGATTGCCCTCTGCTATCGTTTCTGCGCCGTTCTTGTCGATCTTGGTCGTCTGCGTGTAGACGGGAGCGCCGACACTGACGATGTGGCTTCCACGAAAGCGGCCACCTGTGTACCCAGGTGGCGGCGGCTTCTTCCAGAGCTTCGGGTTGCCGACCGGTGACTTGTAGACGATCTCTCCAAGCATGGCCATGGCGATCGCCCTGGAGCGCTGGGTAAGCGCGCTCTCCACCACACCGGCAAAAGCACTTGGCGGCGTACTCCACCCTCTCCCCTTGGCCATTGTCACTTCCTCAGCTGGATCTCGTAATGGGCCTTTGCCGGGTCAATGCCGGGGCTGATGACTCGGTACTTGGCCTGGCGGCCGGTGAGCAGGTCTTCGACCGTGACTTGGTGTCCAACCGCCGGCTTATCCGTGACCTCGTTGGCCAGGCAGATCAGCAGCACATCGCCCACCAGGATGTTCACGCCATCGATGCGTCGGCTGTCGTAGCTGTCGAGCACGCCGCGCCCGGTGTATGTGACCGGCTGGGCAGTAGTCGTTTCGCTGATCGGATCCCGCACGCCCGGCCCCAGGTAGGAGCCGGTGAATGGAACCACAGCATCAGCCAGATCATCATCGAAGGCTTCGGCCAGGTCGGCCTGGATATCGTCGCGAAGACCCATCTCTACCCCCTCTTCACAGCGAAGGCGAACGGGTTGCTGCGCCAAGGCGTGAGCAGGGCCAGAGCCAGCTGCACGCAGGCAGGCTGCGCGGCCGCGGTGGTCTTGTCGATCGAGCCGAAGGTCTTGCTGGTCGTTACCGAGCCGGCCTTGACGGTCTTCGCCTCGAGCGAGCCCTCGGTCTGCTGCTGGTAGAGCTTGCCCTGGGCTGCGCACTTGGCCAGCCGGGCGCCGGCCTGCTTCACGTCGTCAGGGATGTCGTCCGTATCGATTCCGACCAGGTTGAGCGCGGTCAGGTAGGCATTCGCCTCGAACGCCGCCTCTTCCTTGTGCTCGTCAGCCGCCCAGCCAGCCCCGAGGATGCTATCCACGTCGGCCACAGTGATGTAGGTAGCCATCAGGCCTCCGCTTGAATGAGTGGGGCCGAAGCCCCGGTATTACTTGGGCAGGTCGTCGACCAGCTTCTGCAGCGACTCTTTCGAGGCGTTGGCGCGGTAAGTCACGCCGGCCTTGTCCAGGGCAGCCTTCAGCGCCTCGACCTCAGGGTCGGCGGCAGCAGCTTTGAGGGTCTCGATCTGCTTCAGCAAGTCGGCCTTCTCTTGCTCCAGGTCGATTACCTTCTGGACTTCGCCGTCGCGCTCGCGCTGCAGGCTGGCGATGCCGGCATTGACCGCTTCCAGCACCTGAAGCAGGCGGCCTGCGGTTTCGCCCAGCTCGCCCTCTGGACGATCCAGGCTCTGCTCGGCAAACGATTCGACGATCACGCCAATGGCGGCCAGCTCAGCCGTCAGTTGATCGACCACGTCCTGGCTCAGTCCGCCAGCCTCGACAACCACGGCCACGGCTTTCAGCTCGGGCCGAATGGTCACCTCCGGCACGTCCTTGGCCTCACCATGGCGGCTGGCAGCGGCGTTTGCGTCGACGATGACCAAGCCATGCTCTTTGGCCAGGGCCTTCACATCCTCCTGGTACTGGTGGAACGGGCCGGCCAGGTACCAGATGTTGTTCTTGCTCATGCTCACGTCCTCAGTGGGCCAGGCCATAGGCCCAGCCCACCATCAGGGTTACTTGGAAGCGTCACCGATCAGAGCCACACCGGCGGTGTGCTTGATGCTGGTAGCGGTCTTGTCCCAGTTGGTACCGGTGGCCAGTTCGGCATCGGTCGGAGACTTGCCGCCGGCGGTCACATCCCAGGTGTAGCCCTTGAGGCCCAGGCCGAAGGTGTAGTCGGTCTGCAGCGTGGTCTCGATCCGCTCTTTGCCGTTGGTGGTCTGGACGTTACTGATGATGTCGCGACCGTCGTGCACCAGAGCCGCACCCTGGACCAGAGACAGGATGATCTCCTTATCCGGGGTGCCGTCCTGCATCAGAGCAGGGGCATCGGTCACAACCGAGACCTTGCCGAGGATGTCGATCACGCGGACGTTGCCGGCCTGGAACAGCTGCTGCTGGTTGGCCAGGTTCTGACCGACCAGCTTGTGGTAGGTGGTGCCCTGCATCACCTGGGTGACCAGGTTCTGGCTCGCATCGCCGAACTTCGCGTGAGCGTTGTTCAGGCCGGCGTAGGTGATGCCGGCGGTGGCCGACACATCATTGACGGCGGCGGCCTGAGCGGTGATCGCAGCCACCAAGGCGGCGATGGCGGTGTTCAGTTGGTCCTTCAACAGAATCTCGGCGAATGCGCGGGATGCTACCTCGACGCCTTGCGCAGTCGGGCGCTCCAGCCAGGTCATCTGCGATGGCTCGTAGCGGATCGGACCGAAGCCACCAGCAACCTTCACCGAGGTATTTTTCAGCTCGGTCAGGTCGGTGATCGGCGCGGTGCCGTTGGCTGCGTAGCGGTCCACGCGGCGCTGGGCAGCGGCCAGGGTCTGGAAGAACGACTCTTGCAGGAAGTCGCCAGTGAAGCCGTCCGGGGACAGCACGATGGCGCCGCGGCTGGCGGCGTTGAACGCAACGAGCATCTGATCCAGCGTCTCGATAGTCGCCGGCATGATGTATTCGTTGAAAACCTGCATTTGCGACAGGGACATGGGTGTATTTCCTTATTTCAATGGAAGGTCTGGGAACCGGCTGGCCAGTGCCGCCGTGCGTTCCTCTTTGGTGCCGCCGATGTTGCCTCTTGCGGCCCCGCCGCCTTTTCCAGCACCCCCGGCCCCGCCGCCAGATGCCTTGCTGCCAGCGATCAGCGGGCCAAAGGCCGGATCGTTGGTGAATTCTGCTTTCAGCTCGTCCAGCGTTGCCGCCGAGAGCTTGCCGGCGGCGTCGAGCACGACGACGGTGGGTTTACCGTCGCGCTGCTCGACGCTCAGCCGGCGTTCGATGTGGGGAAGCAATGCCTTGGCGCTGCCTGGGACAGCCAGGGTGGTCGCGATCTCGGTGGCGGTGCGGCCCACGGTCAGATCCCGGATCTGGCCTTGCAGGGTGCTGTTGGTGCTTTCGAGCTGGCCGGTCAGTTCAGCCTCGCGGCGTGCGTACTTCTCGGACCAGGACTTTTCTAGCTCCTCGACGTTGCCCGACTTGCGGGCCGCCTCTTCGCGCTCAAGGCGAGCGGTTTCCTCGGCCTCCTTGCGCGCCTTCTCGGCCGCCTTCTTCTCACCGAGCAGTTCGTCAACCTTGGCCTTCAGGCCGCTGACGTCTTCCTGCTGCGGGAGCCCGTCGATGCCGAGGACGAACTTGCCGTCCTTCTCGACGTACAGGGCTGCTACCGATTCATCTACGCCTTCGAGGCTGTCCAGTTGGAATTTCAAGGTCATTGCTGTCTCCCAGAGACTTGGTGCAGGCCCAGCCTGCGGATACAAAAAAGCCCCGGCTCAGCCAGGGCTTGGAATTGCGCGCCACAAAATGGCGGTTACCTGATTTGTGGAGCGAATCAGAACCCGTGAATTCGCCGCGCCAGAATCGAGGAGTACTCGCGCATGCACGACAGCTGCGCGGTGAGAAGCTCGTCATCCAGCGCGGTAAGGCTCTTGAAGGCTTGCGTTTTGGTGAATGCGTCGAGCTTGGCGATCTTGTCGTCGAGCTGCGCCTTCTCGGCAACCACGCGCACCTGATGGGGCTGGTAACCCTCGACATCACCGATCGGTAGGTACGCAGCATCAAACTGAGCCTTAGGCGACCAGCTGATGTAGCCCTCATGGGACGGATGGTTGGGCGCACCGCCATCGGTGTACTCGACCAGGTAGCCTTCATCGGCGCCGTTCTCGTCTGCTGGCAAATCCCAGCCACGGTATTCGTTGTATGCCAGGCGGGTCATTGCCAATGCCAGGATGATCTTGGTACCGATGTAGCGCTGATTCATGGATTGCTCCCGGCCGACAGCCTGGAAAGCTGAAGGCTCAATAGGTGGTTGAGGTGGCTATTCAATTTTTCCGCGAGGAACTTCAGTTGGGCGCGCTGCACATCACTGAAATTGTTCTCCGCGAGGAACAAGGCATGGTCACTCAGAAGGCCGACCGTCTCCCGAATGGCTGACTCCAATGGGTCAACGGTGAATGCTGGAAGCGGCTGAAGGCGCGCCAATTCGGGTTTCTCTTCCATGCTGGTCCTCTCAGGCCAAAGCAGTGATAACGGTAGGATGAACATTGGTGGCGTCACATTCCGGCCCTCTCGAAAGCCATCGGCTCACGTTCGCGCAGCTGCTTGAGAGTCAGGGTCTTGCCGTCGTCGTCCACGAACCGGTCGATGGACAGCTCGCCCTTGCTGAACAGCTTGTAGCGCTCGGGGCCGAGCACATCCGACTGGAACGCCGCCGGCTGCCTGGCCAGCCACTCGCTGTAGCTGGTCTTGCTGCTCACCTGCTCGACACCATCGGGACCGATAGAAGGCCGGGTTGATCCGGGAATCTCACGGGCGAACTCGTCTTTCAGCACCGGGATGAGCGTGGTCCGGCACCGCCAGTGATACGGCGGCTTCGGCCCGTCCAGTGGGATAACTGTCTGGTCGATGCTCATGCAGAACAGCGTGGTCCGACTGTCCAGGGTGGCGATCCGGCGCATCCCCTTGAGGATGTCGTCGTTTTCCTTGAGCACTTCGACGCGCGCAGTGGTAGCGATGTGGTTGGTCATGGTGTTGACCAGGGCCTGAGCCTGATCGCGCTGCTGGATCCCCAAAGAGGTCAGGCGGCGTGCGATCTGGTCGGACGTCTCACCCAGCGCGGAACCCATTCGGATCTCGCTGATGATCTCAGCGCTCTTCTTGGTGCCGTACTGGTCGAGCGCACCATTGATGCTGATGCGCTGCCGGCTCTTGCCGACCTCCAAGTCGAAAGGGTCAGCCAGCGCCGCCGCGGCAACCTGCACGATGCTCGGTCTGTTCAGTTGCACGACCGCCTTCACGACCTTGCCCAGCAGGGTCATGTTGAATTCGGCCTCATAGCCTCCAAATTCGGCAAGGTCGAGCACAGCCTGCTGTTTCATCTCGCCGTAGACGCCCGACAGATCGCCCTGCAGCTCTTGGATCTGCTTCTCGTACCGTTGGGTTCCGTATCGGCTCAACCCTTCCGATACGCGCGATTTGGCGGTGCCAATGGCCTTGGTGATGAACTTGGCCAGGCGCTTGAGGCTGCCGCCGGCGTAGCGCTGCACGTGCACCTGGTGGCGAGTCGCTGCGTCGGACAAGTAGCCGTCACTGCTCACTGCCGCGGGCCTTTGATGTGGTGGATTACTCGACCCCCGCCATCTGCCAGAACCACGATCTCGGTGTCATCGAAAGGCACGTTCGCCACGACGACCGATTCCTCGTTCAGGACCTCGCATCGAGTGGATTTGATGATCACCTCGGCACCTACATCGGTGATACGCCATCCGCTCGATCCGTCGCTGTTTCGGTAGAAGCGCTTCAGGTACATCGCTACTGCTCCTCAGGGTTATCGTTGCCGGTCACCGGCGGCTGCTGGGCGATCTCTTCGTCGATCTTCTCGTCGCTGCGGTCTGCCTCGAGCACACCGCCTTGGCGCAGGTTGACCCGCACGTCCTTCTTGGCGATGAAGCCCTGCTGCCACAACTGGATCTGAGCCAGGATGTCCTGGGCGGTCATGGTCTCGTCGAAGAACGATTGGTTGAGCCAGAAGACCGTCCCGGCCTCGTCCGGATCGCCAATCATGAAGCGCTCAGCGTCAAGGATGGCCCGCTTCAGGGCCTCAGAAACGTTGCCGGCGATAGTTCCCAGCACGCTGTTGTCGGAGCTGTAGCGGATGCGCACGGCCTCAGCAGTCTCAGCGCCGCCCGCCTTCTGGACGATGCGAGCGCCGATCATCAGCATCTGCTCTTCCTTGTCCTTCAGCAGCGTCCGAGCCAGCTGGCTCTCGGTTGCCTGGACTAGGTTTGCGGTACCGCTCTTCCCGAGGTTGTAGCCGCGAGTCGAGCCGATATGCATGCCGTTCGGGTTCAGCTTGGCGAACTCATCTGCGCTGATGTCGGTCGTAATGAACAGGGTAGGCTGGCTGCTGATAAACCCGCTCTCCTCCACCGTGGCGCTGTTACCGTAGTGCAGGATGTTGACGTCGGCCAGGTCTTCCAGGGGCGACTTGTCGACGCTGGCGTCGTTGTTCTGGGCGCCGTAGAAGCTGAACAGGATGTGATCAAAGGGGCGGCCGTTCTTGTCGAGAGGCGCGACCTCGGTGTAGGAATTGCCGTCTTCGGTATAAACGCGCTGGACGTAGCGGCCATCAACCAGCAGCAGCACTCGGAACTGGGTGCCCATGGTCCGCTCCAGGCTCTCTGCACTGAACTCGGACACGCTCTCCAGCAAGCAGACATAGACAAGACGCTTCACGCCATCAATCACCTGCTCGTTCCAGTCGATGATCGACTCGGCACCGTAGTGGTGAATCAGCGCGCTTCGGCCTTTCATGTCGGCCATCGAGGAAACGCCCTCAACTGCCGGGAAGTCCACCAGGAACCCACCACGGCCGGCATCCAGGCATTCGCCTACCGCTTCCTTCGAAAGCTGTTCCAAGCTCGTGCCGTCGCCGCTGGCGTTTTCCTTGAGGTACTCGACCCCAGCAGGCAACTGTAGCTCGGCAGTCTTGCGGAACACCGCACCCAGCAGGCCGGTGCGCGTGCGCCCGGTAATGTTCAGGAACATCGCCCGCTTCTTGTACTGCTTGTACCGCGCATGGTTCTCCGGTGATTTGTTCTCCGGGTCCGGCATCGGCAGATAGATATCGTGCTTGCGCACCTCTCGGGCGCCAGCCACGCAGCGCTTGACCAGCTGCCAGCCGGGCAAGGCCTCCGAGTACTCTGCCCGGGGGAGGAAATTAGGCATGGATGGCCTCAGAAAGTGAACGAGATCGGCACGTGAGTGACCGGCCTGCTGATCGGGTAGTCGTGGTGGATGAAGTAGCCGCCAGCGTCGTTCGCGTGGTCCACGCCGGATTTCTTGTCGGGCTCGCCGTTGGCTGCCCACACCTGCTGCTCCAAGCCATCCGCATAGGTCGGGCAGCGCAGCGGATTGATCAGGTAGCGGCGCTCGCCATTCGCGTTGCAGAACATCGCGTTCATGGCGTTGATGCGGTCTTTCACTGGCGGGTTGGCGTCGGGAGCGATCACGCCGAAGCCGGCCTGGCGAAGGATTGCGATATCGGTCTCGCTGGCATTGACCGACTTACGGGAGCCGCCCGAGGCATCCGGGTAGATCCTGATTTCGCAGGTTTTCTCGAAGTCCTTGCCGTTGTGCCGCCAGTAGCGCTCCTTGATGCGCCGGATCATGTCAGGGGTATCAAAGCCATCGATCAACTCATCAACCGCCCTGGGTTTGCCGTCTGCGCGCTTCACGTGCGTGATCGCAGCCATCTTGCCGACGTTGAAGTCCATGCCGATGAACAAGGGCTCGCCCGGCTCGACCGTGTCGAAACAGGAATTCAGCTTCCGGTCGTAGGCGTGGTAGATCGAGCCCGCGTTCAGGTTGACGAACTGGCCATTCAGGTACGCCAGGATCAGCTGGGCCGGGTATGACTCCATCAGCGACGGGATGTAGTCCGGGGGCAGGTTCAGCTCGTTGTCGAACGTGCTGGCCTGTACCAAGCCGTACATGCCCTGTAGGGCTGGCTTCTCGCGCAGCTGCTTCACGAACTGCTGATAGACGAACTTGAATCCCTCGGGGGTGGTGGTCACATCAACGCCGTTCTTCAGCCCGGGCACGTTGTAGCGCATCCGGGCAATGATCTTGCGCCAGGCGTGCTCGGCCTTCAGCGCTGGCAGAACATCGAGCTCGTCGACCAGAGCGTGCCCGATCTTGAAACCCACGATGGTTTGCGGCTTCTCCATCGAGCGGCAGATGGTCGTGCTGCGGTACTGACCGCCGCTGTAGAACTCGACCTCTTTGTCGCTCTCCTTCGTCTTGACCTTCAGGCCCCAGTCGAAGGCGACCTCCTCGATCGTCGGGAAGAAGATGTCGCGGATCTGCGGGTAGGTAGGGGCGAAGTAGCCGGAGTCGATCCGAGGCCACTCCCACACGTGCTTGCACAGCGCGGCGCAGCCTACCCAGGTCTTGCCCGAGCCAAACCCAGCCACGAAGCCACGGAACTTGTTCTCCATCCGGAGGAAGTTAGCCTGGGGCACGTTAAGTGACGGCATCAGGCTTCCTCGCATCCACCACGTCTACCTGCACCCGAGTGGGCGGCACGTTGTCGTGGGGGTTTTCGTTCTTGGTCTGGCGATTCACGTAAACATCGCCGACCTCTTTGGCCGCCTGCTCCAGCAATTGGGCAGTCAGGGCCATATTCTTCATGGACTCAGCCTTCTCGGCCATCCTTCCCAGCGCTCGGAGCCGGAATGCCCGGTTGGCAATCGGGATCTCAGATGTCTCTTCACGGAACCGCTTGCGCGTGTCTTCGAACAGGATCCGCCAGCGCTTGGCCAAGTCTCGACCTGCACTCTTGGTCGGGTCATGGGACTCGCACTGCTGGCGGCTCACCTCTATGCCGAATTCTTCTCGGACAGAGGTCGCCACCTGTGCTGGGGTATCGAAACAGGCCAGGGCCTGAACGATAAAGGCTTTCACCTCGTTGCTCAGGGCCGCCATAGGTTCAATTCCGTCTTAGGTCTGTCAAAGGTCAGGCAGACTTGAGCAGACAGGTTCCGCAGGCCCTCGAAATGTTGATCTTGGCCACCTCAGGCGGCCGGCTTGCAGCTTCAATCAGCTGCTGAACGTCTTCCCCTGCTCCATAGCGGCGAACCACACCGACGAACTCTTCAACGTCGTGCCCGCGCATCTGTAACTTAGGGAGACCTTCTTGGGTGAACTTGGGCGCGCCGTACTGATCGGTCGCCTGGGCTATGTGGTAAAGCTCGTGCTCGACCAGGGCGCAGAACTCCGCGTCGGTGCATTGTGCGCAGTAGTCAGCGGCAAGGGTGATCAGGTATTCCGGCACATCGCCGAACCAGTCCCGAATCTGCTGCTCTTGGCGAGCCTTCTGCCAGCCACCGGCGCGGAACATGACCTGCTCGGCCTGGCCTAGCACCACCCTTCCCTTCTTGGTGAATCCAGAGGATGCCCAAAGCACGCCGATGTTGGCGTCGATCAGGTGAGCGTGGTCTTCGTTGTGGATGCTGCCGGTCTCGGCCAGGATCTCGCGCTGTATCCACCCCCATACATCAGATGCTGGCTGGAGCGTGAGCCACACTGAGTCGAGCAAATCTATCGTCGGTAATGGCCTGTTCATCCTGCTGGTCTCCACCGGTGCAAGTAGTAACTGCACCATGTTGAATAGCGCCTGCGTGCGCGTGGTGATTCAATCGACAGGCACTTAACAAAAGGAGATGTGCATGGAATTTTTGAAACCCCTGAGTATTTTTACTTTTGGCGCCTACTCCGCTGCCGGCGTAGCTGCAATGATCGCTCTCTACTTCCTCTTCTACGGGGCGCGATGCATGGACTTGTGGATGAAGCGTCAGCCAATGCCTTCTGACCGCGTTTGGGCATATGTCGTCATTGCCGCAGTGCTGGGTCTTATTGCTGGTAGCTTTGTTCAAGGGTTAGCAGACATCTACGCAGGGTGCGCGGCCTACGGACAGCCTGTAGGGCCATGCCTATTCCAGCAGATCGTCCAATAGGCAAACAGTCGAACCTGATTGGTTGGCGCTTTCGATCGCCTCCCAGTCGGGTTGCTTGGTTGTCATTCAGCTTTCTCTCATTGCATTGATGGCTGATTGCCGGTATTTGTAAAATCCCAAAAAGTGAGGGAACACCCATGAGTAGCGTTACCGAATCAGTAATCGGCGCAAGCAAAAATGACACCGATAAAACACCCAAAACCGCTAGGGCTTACGCTGTAGCGGCGGCACTTGAGGTCATTGCGCTATATGCAAGCAGCGGGAATCCTAAATTCAGCATGAGAGACCAGATGAGCAAGCTCTCTGACTATGCAGACATGATCCAAGAAGCCCTGAAATTGAAGTGACCCGCCAGTGCCGCGCTAACCTGCGGCACACCTACCCTTCCCCGCCGTCCAGCAACACATCAATCAGCTTCTGCTCGCCCAGGCGCATTGCGCCCAAGCACTGCAGGTCATCGCATTTCGGGCCAAGACCGAACACGGTCACCTCTCCCTTCGCTCCGATCAGCGTCAAGGCGCCTACGGTGCATTCGGGATGCTCGCCAGCGTCCAGGTCATCAGCAATCTTGCGCAGTGTCTTGGCGGTGTCGCGCCACCCCTCGCGCTTGAGCTCAACAATCTTCATGCTCATGCAGTCACCTGCTGTAGCCACTCTTCAATGATCCGCCGCACCACTGGCTCGGTCAGGATGGCGGATGGCTTGGCGCCCTTCGCGACATCATCCAGCAGGGATAGGGGAATGACGTGAGCGGCGTCACTGGCATGCACAACCAAATGCGGCTGCTTGCTCTCGATGTCTACTACTTCACCCATGTTCACTCCCGCGCCACAAAACGGCGCATGTCGATTTCGTGGTGCGGTGGACTTATCCTATCCGCGAATGAATTACCCCACAGGGATCGGGATGACCAAGCTAACCAAGATTCGTATTGCCCTCACGCTCGGTGCGATCGTAGGAATCGCTCCTGTGACACTGATCTTCATATGGGGACTAATCTATTTGGTCATAGCCATCGTCTATACGGATAAGATTGCCTTGCCAGTGACGATAATCGCCATCTCTGTACCGAGCCTATGGGGGTGCTGGAAATCCTATGCAGCCGCAATGGCGAGCAAGCCCAGGCACCCACGTGACTGGCGAGTTATCGCGTCAGTCATTGTCGCCACTTTCTGGGCCTTCCCATGCAGCGCGGCAATGAGCTGGGATCTCACGATCCTATTCACCTTCCTCATGCCGGGATTGACTGCAGCGATCATGCTCGCCGTGACCGAGTGCCGCGCTCGCAGGAATGGTCAGAACGGCAAGGTTACGGCGATACCCGATTGAGGGCCTCATCAGCCTTGTCGGCTGCCTTGGTCGCGGTAGTCGCCGCCTTGGTGGCCTTCTCGGCTGCCGTGCTGGTCTTCCGGGTCAGCTCATCCAGGCGATGGTCACGCTGCAGTGTGGCCTCGTCGTAGGCGGCACGGATCTCGGCGACCTGCTGGCGGTAGGAATCTGCCAGCGCCCACTGCCCGAGCTGGAAGCCGAAGAACACCCCGCCGGTGACCAGCAGCATCGCGATGAACCACACCTCCACCCGACGCCACCAATGGCGAGCCATGAATTGGATTGCGCACTTGTCCATCAGGTAGTCCCTCCGAGCTTGATGCGCAGGCGGGCGATCTCGTCGCTTTGCAGCGTCACCCGCTCTGTGAGGTTGGCAACCTGACTGGTCAGGGCTTCAATCTTCCCTTCCATGCGGCCGACGGTTGCGGCCAGGTCATTGCGCTCTTTGGCGAACTGGTCGGCGCGGGCCTCGGCAAGCTTGCGGGCCTCGCGCTCGGAGTCGAGGAGCTCATTCAGCCGGCGCACGGTGCCGATGTCGGCGTTATCCATGGCGCGGTCAGCGGCATCCTTGGAGAGGAACTTGCGCAGCCAGAGGAAGCCACCCAGCAATACAGTGCCCGTTCCGCCCAGCCAGGTAGCTGTGCCTGGGCCAAGGTCGGTTGGGTCCATATTTGCTCCGCCCCGTCCGGGACTCTTGAGGCCCTCTTTGCGGGCAATAAAAAACCCGGCTCAGTGGCCGGGCTTTTGTGGTCACTCCTAAACGCGCAGGAATGACAGGATGGGTGAATATTCGGCGAACCGGCAGGCCCTGTCAAGGCCCTCTATGCAACATCTTGCTCATCGAAGAAAACGCCCTCCTTGGCCAGAATCTCCCCAGCCTCCAGAAGCGCCTGATTCACCAACGTATCCAGCCCCTTGAATATCTTCCTGCGCCAGTCGCGCCTGGTGCGCTCCGGCGTCCCGTCGACGTCCCAGGTGTTCATGTCGTAGTTATGGGCTGGCAGGATGATGACGCCTTCACATGGCGCCTCCTGACGCTGCTTGAGCTTGGCGTTGATAGCCTTCTGGGATTTCGCCACAGCCGCCTTTCTCCAGGCCGGAGCATCTTCATCCACCTCAAGCGTTACCTTCTCCGCAGGAGCCCGTTCAGCGCCACCCAGCTGCGGATATGCCCACGCTGTAACTGCTTTGGTGAGGAACAGGCGCGGAGCAGGCGAAGACACGTGCGATACGATCCGCCCGATAGCGCCGACCTTCGATGCCATGTGCGTTGAGTAGCAAGCGTTCAATACCATCCAGTGCTTAGGCTCCAGGCAAGAGTGAAGCCTGCCAAACACCCAGCAATCAGTGAGAAAAGCCGCCTCTTTACCCACGATCTCGCCTTTGAGCTTGCTGGCCTGGATTTTTGGCGTGTAGTCGCAGCCGCCGGCGCTATTGATCGTCTCGGATGCCAGTGCACGAATTACTGCGGAGATAACGTCGCGATAGATCATTGCCCACCCCCTGCCCGCTTGGATTTCCTCAAAATGAATTCTTCGTAGCTGCGCTTACGGGCGACTGCGGCGCCCCAAGCAATCACGGCGCCGGATGCCACAAGCATCACTGCCAGAATGAAAAACGCCAATGCTGTGGTCATGCTGCAGCCTCCTTCAGCTGTTTGATCTTTGCCCGGTACCCGGCCTTGATGGCTTTGAGGTCGTCGATGGTGTAGCGCTTGGCCTCATGAGGCCCTTCCAACCACTCGACCTTTTCAGCCCCTATGCGGCGCACCAACTCGGCCCGGTAATTCACCAGGTCGCCTGACTTGTGGGTGTTGCATGGGGCGCACTGGCGCCAGATATTGAGCGGTTCGAAACGCAATTCCGGATGGCCGCCGGCCGATCTGAAATGCCCTGCGTGCCATTGGCCGTCGTGGAAACGGCCGCAACTCACGCACGGCAGGTCAGCATCACGCAGGCGGATGTACTGATTGACTACCACCTGCGCCTCCTTGAGGTGATCCGCCCTGCTCTTCAGTTTCTCCTTGCGAGTTTTGATCTCTCGGCGCTCGCGCTGGTCGATGGCCTTGCTGGCCTTTTCCCGGTTCGATGGAGCAATTGCCAAGGCGCAGGCTGGGCTGCACACCGTCTGTAGCGAGCGAGGCGTATCGAAGCGAATGCCACAGTCGGCATTCCTGCACTTCTTCTTGAAAAGCTTCGTAGCGACGGCGTTCATTTCAGAAACTCCGAGCACTCGACGTGCTTGCCCGTGCGCCGAACAAAGTCCTTCCGCTTGGCAACTGCCAGCAGGTGGCATTGATCGCAGCAGGCGTCCGATGCTGCAGCTTTGATGGCCTTAGACGTGCGCAGTGCATAGATCCCGCAAATGCAGCGACACACCCAACGAGCAGGTGTCGTCGCTGACAGGCCAATCACCGTCAGGCGACCTAGTTTTCGGCCGCTCAAATCCAGGAACGTGCTAGTGGCAATTTCCCCCACTGTGGGCTTCCTTACCGGTAGCGGTAGATCCGAATTCACAGCGCCTGCACTTGGCCTGAATTCATATGATTCGCCGCGGGAAACAACCCGAGCTGCTACTCGATCAACTGGTCGTTCGTGTCCTTGCTTCATGCTGCCTCCTTGAATGCTTCAAACTCAGCCATCTCGGTCAACCGCTCCTCAGTGAGCGTCGGCCAGTCATGCAGCACCAGATAGGCGCAGCACTGGCGCCAGAAGTCCTGGAACACCTCCTCCCCCATCGAGTCGTAGGAGAGGCTGCGTGGCGTCTTGCGGGTGAGCTGGCCCAGCCCCTGGATGTCGAACTGCTCTTCATCGCAGTACACGCCAGACTCCAGTTGCAGGGCCTTGATGGCGTCATGGGACTGCTTGCCCGCGAACCGGTCGATGTTCTGGCTCAGTACCCGGCCCAGGCCGTGCACCAATCCGTTGAACCGTGGGTTGCGTGGCTGCTTGAGGTCGGCGCGGATCTTGGTGTTGATCCGGAAGTCCCGCTCGCGCAGGATCGAGCGGTCGGCGTCGGAGGACGGCACGAACGCGGCGACCTCCTTGCCGGTGGCCGGGTCGACCAGGCGGCGCAGGACCAAGTACACAGGCATTGGCCGTGGTTTGGATGGCTTAGACATGGCAGGCCTCCCTTTCCTTCGCGGCGTCTATCGCAGCTTCCAGCTTTTCGCCAGATGGCAACATGCCTGGACCAATGGAGCCCGCGATTTCCTTGTAAGCGACCACGCCACATTCATCGCGCAGCCACCGATACCGCAAGGCATCCTTGCGCAGCGCCTCGTTCTCGGCCTTGAGCTCATCCAGTCGGCGACCCTGAACTTTGAACTCAGCCCAGCAGGCCGATCGATCTTTCTCCACCTTTCCCAGTTCAGCCTTGAGCTGATCGCGCTGGCGACGCGCAGAGTCCCTCGCACTGCAAAGCTTTCGCAGTTCGCCACTGTCGCGGCCGTGCTGGGCATGAAGGCCTTCGATCTCCGCGAGCAGGGCCAGGATGACGGGGCGTGAAGCCTCCTCGGCCAGCGCCTTCAGCTTTGCTTTGTCGCTGGTCATGGCTTCACCTTCAGGCCCTGATCTTCAATTGCACCCTTGCACTGCTCACGAACAAACCACGGGTCATCTGAAGCACTAAAAGATCGATCGCAAGGCAGCTCAATCACCACGGCCTCGCGGGAGGCCTGCCAGAACAGCCAGTAGCACTGCGCCGCATAGTTCAGGTACTCGCCATCCTCACCCTTGGCCAAATGACCAGGGAACAGGCCACCCTCAGGGCTGAGTGCAAACTTCTCGAACTGCTCTCGACTGATGTCGCGCATCTTGTTGGTGTCCATCAGTGCTTCTCCTTGCGGCAATCGTTGCAGCCTGGACGGCAGATCCACTCAAGCTGCGGATCACCTTCGTGGCGCTCAATGCGCTCCACCGTGTCGCCGCGGCGAACACATTTGGCCACGAACTTGGCTGTGTCCTTCTCCTGACCTTTGTCATCCCAGCAGGAAGCCGAGACTTTTCCGCAGGCCCGGCGGGCGATGTACTGGTGACCCAGGAATTCGCGTTGTTTGGTCACACCCCCTCCCCAGCCGGCTGCCCGGCGCGCTTGATGTTCAACTTGGCCAGCAGGTGTGCACGGCACGCGGCGGCGCTCGATGGGATCTGCTGGATCTCCAGCAGGCGGGCCTGCTTCTGCCTTGCATGCTCTTCGGCAAGCTCGGCGGCGCTCTTCTGGCTGTCGTGGCCGATGCCGGTGGCGATCTTGCCGTCGAGCGGTTCGCCTTCCTGGGCGCGGCGCAGGACGATCTGGTAGGCCCGGTCGAAGCGCGCTTGCAGACCCTTGTCGCTTTGCTGGGCGGCGCGCAGGTCGAACAGGCCGGTGGCCACGGCGGCGATCTTCACGCCCTCGTGGCTGTACACGCCCATCAGGGCCTCGACCCAGGCGTTGGCCGGCGCCGGCATGCCGAAGTCCTCGGGCGTCGGCTGGCACATGGCGATGAACTCGCCCACGCTCGGCGCGAAAGGCTTCTTGAGCTTGCGGCACTTCTCGATGCCAAACTCGATCTGCTCGATGGTGCGGATGCCTTGGGCGGCGAACTCCTTGATCCATTCTTCCTTGGCGGCCGCCAGAGCCTCTGTGGAGGGCCAGGCTTGGCGCCAAGCAGGGAAGATGCCCCGGAGTCGCCTGAACAGGCCGTTAACCACCTCAGCGGTCTCCAGAGAGACCACAACGGGGCCGCCATGCAGTTCGGGTGGACGGTTGTTCATTGCCGCCATCAGTTGGTTGGCTGATCTCATGTGCGCACCATCAGCCCTTCGGCCCAGGTCGAGTCGTTGAAGTCGGGTTCGTTGGAGCGGGTACCGCGCTGCTGTGCACCAGGCAGCACCTTCTCCGGGAACAGGCCGGTCCAGCCATTGCTGATCGACTGGTTGATCACGGCGTCAGGTGCGTGGTGGCCGGCCAGGGTCTTGGCTTGGCGGTCGCAGGTGGTCTTGGTCAGGCGCTTACCGATCTCGCGGCGGTGCTGGCACCAGTCGGCCCAAACGGAGGCGCTGACGTTGGCCGGCTTCTCAGTCAACGGGTCGAACTTGGGAGCCTTCTTCGAAGCCGAAGGAGCGTCAGCGACTGGCCCCTTCGGTTCTTTGATGGTTCCTTGATGGTTAATTGATGGATTGGGTGCAGCTCCTGCACCCCGTTCTGTCGTGGTTTGCACCCCGTTCTGTCGTGAGCTGCACCCCGTTGTGTCGTCATTTGCACCCCGTTCAGAACCGGGTGCAGCTGTTGCACCCCGTTCTACGCACAAGTCGTAGACGGTCGGGCGGCGGTCGTGACGGTCGATGTAGGCGCCGGCAATGGCCTGATTTCCAAGGCGAATCACCCCGATCTCCAGCAGGTGATCGAGCTTGTACTTCACCGTGCGAATGGACAGGCCGGTGTCATCACTGATGCTCGAGGAGGACGGAAAAGCCCCTCGGCCGTTCTTGTCGGCGTAGTTGGCCAGGACCAGCAGCACGTAGCGCGCAGTTGCGTCTACGATGTCGCGCTGCTCCAAAGCCCAGGACATTGACTGGACGCTCATTGCAGCCCCCCCCAGCGGCCGCGCGGGCCTTTTCCGGATGCAGGGGCTGCAATTTTTGGCCTGATCATGGGCTCAAGCCGGGAGCCAAGAACTGTCATGCCCTCGATTTCAGCCAGGCGCACAACAACAGACGGCGATACCCCTCCCCCGACGATGATCACGTCGAATCCGCGGTCCCGCATGGTCTCTACCCATTTCACGTCGTCGTTCATGCTGCACCCCGCACGGCCTTGTCGTGGGTGTGCAGGCCGTCCCAGTTCTTCTTCATGGGCAGATGACCAGCCAGGTACAGCTCGTACAGGCGCACGGCGCCCTTGCGCAGCAGGATCGGCGTGAAGGAGATGAACGGGTCTTTGCCGTGCGGGGTGACCTCGTGCTGATGCTCGGTCATGTACTTGTCGCGGGCGTACGAGCCGACACGCCAGCGGGTGCCGGACTTGCTCTCGTTATAGAGCCATCTGCGGCCTTCCAGGTAGTGGCCGATCTGCATGACGTTGACCCCATTGAGGCCCTTGCAGAACTGGGTGGCGGTCATGCCCTCCTTGAACAGGCTTTCAAGGTGCTCGATTTTCGTGGCCTGGGCCTCGACCTGGATGGTCAACTGCAGGCGGGCCTGCTCGGCCTCGAAGGCCAGCTGAATCAGATCCATGCGGGACAGCTCGCGTGGCTGTGCCACCTGCACTTCCAGCTCGCGCCATCGCTTGATAACGGCCAGGCGCATCTTGGCGCTGTAGCCAGTCAGCAGGGTGTCTGTCATTTCGCGATCAAGGTTGAAGCATGGAAGGCTGCGCCCAGTGCTATCTCTGTACTGGGCTGAAAATTCAGCCGAGCTCAACTCCAGCTCGGCAAGCATGGCGCGGATGTCCGCCAGCACGTTCTTGTGCAGTTTTCCGGTCAGTTCGGCGATTTCAACCGAAGACATCGTGCGCGCCACGAAATCGTGGTTCGCATTTTGTGGCGCGGGCCGGATGGGGCCCTGTACACTTGGGGTCTGCATATGCATAATTGGTCCCAGTTATGTGATGTTGCAGAGAGCCGGGGCGCAATCCCGGCTTTTTTGTGCCTGCTAAAAGCCCGAAAGAGGGCCTCTGTCTTTTCACAATCAGGGAACATCGAGGCCCTTTTTGTGCCCTACCAGCCCCAACACGGGGGCCTTGTGTCGCATTTGTCTCAATTGCTCCTGGACCGCGAGTGAGCGACTCATCTCCAAGTACTCATCCGTCGATCTCTCCAGGCTCCAGCCAAGGTCGGCAGCCAGCTGTCGAACCTCGGCCTTCACCTCGATTGGAAGCAATTCGAAGGTGGTTTCAGGCATAGGCCCTCCATAGGGTCCTCAGGCCGACTTATCCTGTTGCCCGACGCCGTTCATTTCTCGGAGCAGGTCAGCAGCGCCCAGTCGGCGGCCGAGGTTTGCCAGTTCGTGCACGTAGGTGGCCAGCTGCATGCCAGCCATACGGGCTTCCATGCGCAGCTTTCGAACCTCTTCAGGCTTCCAGCGCGACTTGATCACTTCGCTGCGTTTGTTGGCGGGGTCCAGGTGCATTCAGGGATTTCCTTGTGATTGAAAAGTGATTAAGCGGCTGATTTCTTGGTGATATGGCTGGAGTCCGCCGGTTCTTTACCGGCCTCTTCGTCCAAGGCCTGGAAGATTTCCGGGCGAGCGATCCGAAGGAACATCATTCGCGCTCGCGGAATTCCGTGTTTCTTCCAGTCGCTCACCGATGGCGGTCTCACCTCGCACAGCTCGGCTACGCGAAATGTCCCGCCCAGGGCGTCGATAATTACGCTGGGGTTCATGCCTGACATCTCCGGCTTGGGATCTTAGGTACGGATATTAGGCATACCTTTTATTCCGGTCAATAGGAATACCTTAGATAAGCAGTGTTAGGCTCACCTAATGAGAACAGTTCAAGAACGCCTGAAGCTCGCCATGGCTGGGCCACCGAAGGTTTCCCAAGTAGCCTTGGCACGCGCCTGCGGCATACGCGCGCCATCTGTAAATGACTGGCTGTCAGGGAAGACGAAGACGATAGAGGGGCGGAATCTGCTGCTCGCGGCCGAGTTCCTAAAGGTCCAGCCAATGTGGCTTGCCACTGGCAAGGGGCCGATGCGCAAGGACTCGCCGGCGGAAGATCCTACACCCAGCAAGGAGAGCAACGTGGTTTCAGTCGACTTTTCCCAGCCGCAACTGCCGGCGGGTTACGTGACCATCCCTCAGTTCGCGGTTAAGGCGTCCATGGGGAAAGGCCTGATGGCGCCGCAGGGCCCGCTGGATGTCATCAAGGACATGACGGTGCACCTGGACTGGCTCGCGAAGCGGGGCGTGTCCTACTCCAAGATTGAGAACCTGGCGATCATCACCGGTGACGGCGACAGCATGGAGGGCACATTCAGCGATGGCGCGTCCCTGCTGGTCGATATGGGCATCACCGAAATCAGGACGGACGCCATCTACGTCTTCAGTCTCGACGGTGATCTGTTCATCAAGCGGCTCCAGCGCATCACTGGTCGGTCGCTCTCGATGATTTCCGACAACCCGATCTACAAGCCCGTGGAGTTGAGTGGTGACAAGCTGGAGCGGATGCATGTGCACGCCCGGGTCCTGCTGATATGGGACGTCAAAAAGGCATAGGCACACAATTTTCGAAGCCCGCTGCGTGCGGGCTTTTTTACGCCTATCGAAAAATAATTAGGCATGCCTATTGACGATGAAAGAAGGAATGCCTAATGTTCACCTCAACACGCAGCGCCTCACCCGGCCCTGCCGAGGCCCTCAAGCCTCACCGCTCTTTAAAAACCAGCGCAACAACCAACAGACCGCATTGCCTCTACCGGCGACCGGCGATCAGACAGCCCCGAAAGGCTGCCCACGACAGGGACAACCCTGTACGGCTGACGAAGGCGAAATGCCTGAACCGAGTGAATGACCTGGCAAGCAATGCGCCCCGCCTTCCCCGGCGGTAGTAGGGAGGAAACGAGCGGCGCCCACCGGATATCGGCGGCGCGGTGAGTAACCAGCAAGGACGATTTGAGCCAGCGACCGACGCCAGTAGCGGGTCGCGGCTAGACAGAACGATTCACTTAAGCACCTGGGCGACCGGGTGCTTTGGGAATCCACTGGAGGAACACAGCATGAACAAAGTCCTTCGCATCACCCTACGCGGCGAGCTGGAGGTGTTCACCGATAGCGACTTGGAAGTCTGCATCCGCGAGGCCAACCGGCTTAATGCTGAGCGCGGCTACGTCAGCAGCGTCCACGTGGTTGAGCAGGAAGACGGGCATCGCATGACGGCAGCTGACTGCAAAGCTGCGGCATGACGATTTCACTGGCTGGCCTTGGCGACAGGGCCAGACGGGAAATCAACCGAGGAACGCAGCATGCAGATCAACCAGCAAAAAACGGTTCAGGTCGATGTGACCGAGCTTCGCCTTCACATCAAGGTGCGCGATGGCTTTGCCGCAGGCCTACAGGACGCTCAGGGCGAAGAGGTGGGCAGCTACGAGGGCTACGTGCCCGACTTCTTCCCGGGTGACCACTACGGCGATTACCTGATCCTGAACATCGACCTTGAGACAGGCCAGATCAAAAACTGGAAGAAGCCGGTCGCCGCCGACATTGAAAAGATGCTGGCCCAGGGTGAGGACGACTGAACAACCAGCGCCACGTCAGCCTGACGTTAACTGCCCGATGCCCTGCTCCCCATCGCAGGCTGCATCGGAGTGTGATCTGAATGCGCAGGCTGATGCGCTAGAGCTGAGGGTGACCGGGTTCCTAGGCCGGGTGAACCAAGGCTGTAACCGTGTAGCTCACCGGTAGAGCGGCCTCTCGCGAGGTGGCGTTGCGGGTTCAATTCCCGCCCGGTTGTGCCGGAGATCAGCACCGGCCAGATCACACCCCGATGCATCCCGCATCCCCTTCCCTTCACATACGACCGCATTGGCAGGCGCCAGGCCACCTTTCAAGGTGGGTTTGGTCACCTTCGCCTGGCTCCTGACCAATGCGGTTGGCTACCGAGGTTTCCAACATGAGCAACGACACAGGCGGGCCGGCTTTCCCGGTCTCATACGACCACGACACCTTCCAGCCATCTCATGTCGACGAGGCCAAGCAGCTCATGTCAGGCATGACCCTGCTCGACTACTTCGCGGCTAAGGCGCTTGTCGGCCTTCTGTCTTGGCCTGGCGACGAGGGAAGCGGAAGCTATCACTCGAACAGCGACCCGGCTCATACCGCAAGCATGGCTTACGAATACGGCAAGGCCATGCTCGCCGCCCGGGTGAAGCCATGAGCGGCTGGATCAAGTGCTCTGAGCGCATGCCTGAGCTGCCCAAGGGCGGCGGCAAGGCTCGGGTGATCGCCTACACACCAGCACGAAAAGCA